GGCTCGACCTGACACGCTTTGCACGGTGCGCCCCTCGGCCTTGCCGCTGGGCAGGTTCACGATCAGGCGATCGCCTGGCTTGGCTTGAGTGTCGCGATCAAGCGTAACCACACGCCCCGCCGCCGTACTGATGCGCCCACCGATCTCCCGTCCAGCGAGGAGCGAATCCGCAATCGGGATGACATAGCCTGGCAGCGGAATCTGGCCATCCATGCCGACGCGAAACGTCACGGTACGGTCTTGGCTGTTGGTCAGCAGCGCCCACTTTCCTCGGCGCTGGGCCTCGCTCTCGCGGGTACAGCCGATGGCGCTGATCTCGACCGGGTTGTCGCCATAGCGCAGCTGGAGGCGCTTGTCGGTGGACACCGCCACGTCCGTGTCGTAGTTGTTCGCCGGGTTGTCGTAGCTCACCAAGGCGCGGCTGTAGCGGGTGCGCTCGCTGGCTGAGCCGTAGCTGAACCGGCCATCGATGACGTTGGCACGCGTGAAGGCGAAGTCGAAATCGGTCGCGCGCGGGATGTCTGCCTGAACGCGGAGCTGCCCCTGCGCCCAATACGTCATGCCCCGGTAGATAGCCGACAGGTCGCGCAGCAGTTCCCAGGCGCCAGTGCGGCTCTGCAGATTGAAGTTGCAGATGTGGCGCGGCTCCTGGCCGCCTTTCCCGTCCGGCACCAGTTGGTCGCAATACTGCGCGATGCGGTACATCTCCCAGCGATCGACCATCCAGCTCTTGATGCGCTTGCCGACGCCGAAGCGATCGTTCGTCACGATGTCGTAGGTGTGCCAGACCGGATTGTCGGTCCAGGCCTGCTTCATCGTGCCATCCCAGATACCAGAGTAGGTGCGGGTAGTCGGATCGTAATTGCTCGGCACTTGGACGCGGCGCGCACGGCACTCCACGGTCACCTGCGGGATGTTCGAGAACTGCTCGGCGCTGAACTCGATGAACAGCAGCGCGGTGTTCGGGTAGCGAAGCTTGGCGTCGATCACGTCGGTAAAGCCGGCGATGATCATCGTGTCCGCATAGCGGTTGCTGTTCTGGTTGGCGGTCAGACGACGGACGCGGATCTGCCAGCCACTCGAAGCTTCAGGCAGGTCGATACGACGCGAGCGCTCATAGCGGCTGGTGGTCTTCCCGGATACGGCCTCATTCAGAACCTCGACGTAAGGGCCGCCATCGGTGGCCACGTCTACCGCATAGCGGATCGTGTAGCCGTTGACGTTGCCCTCGTTGTCTTGAGCCTGCAGCGCAGGCCAGGCGAAACGAAGGCGCACCGCAGATAGCTGGGTATTGCTCACTGAGCGGACCCATGCCGCGTCGCTGCGCAGCTCGGTGTTGATCGTGGTTTCGTTCTCGACCGAGGGAATGCCTGGGATGTACGATTGATCAACCGAGCCCGAGCGCCAGTCCCAGGTCACGCCGGTGAAGTTCAGCCCGCCATCAGCGTTGGCCAGCGGCGTGTTGTCGAGGTAGATGTTCCGAGCATCCGGTGTCTCGTCGAACTCACCTTCTCCCACGGCAATCAGGATCTTGGCCCGCGCTGTGCTCTGCAGGCTGTCGGCGGCCTCGTACGGCGCCTTTGGCTTGCTGCTGCCACCCTTGCGGCCACGGATATCTACTGCTGCGTTCATGTGCTTTCCTGCGGGCAAAAAGAAACCCGCCGGGGCGGGCTGGGTAAACGGCTGTATCGATAGCCAGGCTGGAATAAACACCAGGTGGCAACGTATCGCCGCCCGATATAGTTTCGTGGCTCACCCAAGCGAAAGGAGGTCGCCATGAGCGATTCATCGGACAGAATCGAAGCCTTGATCCATGCTCAGTCCATCCTGATTCAGGACTTGTACGCCCAGCTTTATGCGGCCCGACCTGGGGAGCTGGAAAAGTGCAAGCAGCACTTGACCCACATGTTGAAATACAAGTGGGAGCTCCCAGCAGGATCTAGCGAGTCCGCCGCCGATGCGATAATGCGGATACAGCCACTGGCGATTGCTGAGCTTGAGCGAAATTTCGTTCAGATTCAGAAGATGATTCAGTCCATGCCGCCATTGCCGAACTGATGGACTCGGGCGAGTAGAAGGCCTGGCTGGGCCGATACTCGCCTATCGAAAGCCGGCGGTCATTCATGATGAGCAGCTCCCGCCGAGCCGAAGCGGACCTGACATTTGCCCGACAGCAGCACCGCAGTCAGGCCTGGCTTTCCCTGGTACGGGATGCGGTAGCTGCTTTCCCAGAGCTTTCCGCGCCGACTGATGCGGTCTACCTCGACATCGCCATCCATGATGGCTATCTCGGCATGGCTGCCGCAAAGGACGCCGCCCTCGATTCGGTACATGTCGGCCAGCACCAGGTCATAGTTCACGGTTTCCATGAAGCCTCCTACACCTTGTCTTCGGCATAGATCGAAGCCGAGATGATCGCCCCGCCCCAGCGGCGCCTGCCGTAGCAGATCGGCACAGGGTTGCCGCTGGCGGTAGTGTTCCGGGCGCTGCCGAAGGCGTAGCTGGGAAGGTTTTCAGGGGCGGCGGATTGGTTGAGGCCAGACATTTGAGGGCTCAGCATCTGCACAACACCACCAATCGCGACAGCCACCCCAACTTTCATCATCGGCGTTCCAAGCCAAGCTAGCGATCCGCCTGATACGTAGTTGATTGCCGCACCTACGACGATTAGCACGATGCCGATGATGGTTTGAAACACGCCACCACGCTTTCTGCCACGCATCACCGGGGCTACTCGAATCTCATCCTTACCGCCAAACTGCAATTCATCCTCACCTATGTTTCGCTTTCCGCGAAACACCGCGAACTCCATGCCTCGCAGGTGTGCGTTAGCCAGGAACCGCTCAAGGCCTGGGATTTGCACACAGAGCGCCTTGATGGCTTCTGCTGTCGAGCTTACGGCCAGCCGATACTCTCTACCGAACTGACGAAGCGCACCATAGAATCGGATGGTGGTCATTGGGGTGTATTCAATAACCGATGCGGACATGCACCTCTCCTGGCAATAAAAAACCGCCCGAAGGCGGCTTGTGAGTTTCGGATGTGTCACATGCAGTCTTTCGCTGCGCGTACGAAGTCTTTCGCAGACCCAAAGGCCGAAGAGGCCTGAATGGTTGCCGATGTGCCATCGCTGTCTTCCACGATAGTAGCCAACACCAGCGCCCCGAAAGAACTGTCAGAGACCAGAATCCGATATCCCTTTTCTGTTTCAGTTACCGACGTAGACGGATTGACATCTTGCCACCTCGGCCCGATGCACCTAGCGACAGAAACTGCGTTCTTATCGGTTTTTCCGACAAACAAGGGCTTCTTTTCTTGCAAGCCGGAAACCGAGCATCCCGCCGAAGCCACAAGCGCGAAAACTAATGGTATGCGTAACCGCATGAGCTTAACGGCCATCATATGCTGAAATATGACTTAACCCGGCTTGTGTTTGGCCGGATTCTGTCAACCCCGTGCGGAGATCTATCAGCAACCTCTACGGCCTTAGCGCAAGCATTCTTCAGGGCCTCCTCCCCTTGGGTCTCTTTGATGTGATGTATCAATCCTTGCACCACGCATTGCAGGCTCGCCATTTCAGCCGTATTGGTATCAAGTATTCGTACAAGACGCTGCTGTTGAATATCCACTCAACCTCCTTAATCAAAGAACGATCGTGCGGAATCTGTATAGCAGCAAACAGCCAGCACGAAAACCCAGCTCAGGCCGCCCCTGTCCGCCCATCCAGGCTGTCCGGATCAACAGCTACCGGCCTTCTCGCGCACATAGTAGCGTTCCGCCTCCACCAACCGGCCCCGACCACTGCTTGAGACCCATGGACGGGGCGATATGACCTAGGAGGTCAAGATGAGCGGTAACGAAGCGCTAAAACAAACGGTGATGGCGAACAATGAAATCCTTGCAGCCCTTATCGCGGCGGTGCGGAAAAAGGATGCCCTTGATCTGACGTTATTCAACCAACTGATCGAGACGATGCGGGCCGCACACATGGAGAAATCAACCGATGAGCAGGAGTACTACAACCGCGTCATCGAGGCCGCGAAATCCGCTTGCTTGATCCGAGACCAACAGCCACAAGGTTCTCGATGAACTCTTGATGACTGATGACGTGATTACTTATCTCGTCGTCAGTCGCCTTACCCTGGAGGTCAAGCACCTTGGCCTCTAGGGATTTCACGCGATCTTCCAGTGATGCAGGATGATCAGGCTTCGGATTGAGCGCCGCAAAAACGCCCGACCTCACCTTCGCAAGCGACGCACCAAGTTCCGTCTCGCTGGCCATGTCTTGGATGAACGACAGCACGCTTTCCGCATTCGTCCAGTCCACATCCTCGTTGAATTCCACGCGGCCATCGGCATGAGTCCACCAGCGCGGCTTGCCTACGTTGGTCTTGGCGACTGACTGCACGCCGTCATACGGAGCAGCACAAGCCATGACAGCAAATGAACCATCCGCCTCGCTCGAGGCGGGCTCGGGAGCAGGCGCCGGCATAGAGTCAGCAACCAGCGAGGAATTTATGAAGGTCTGCCCATCAATCACAACGTATTTCTTTTCCATGATCTCTCCTGCGGCCATGCCGCTCAGTTTTGTGAATCCCGGTGCCGCAGCACCATCCGCACGCGATCCAGCCAAGGGCCACCAAAAACGATGATCTCGCTCGGTCGTCCGTATAGGTGGTGAAGCAGGAACGGCCCGGGCCCGAACACCTGCGAATCCTCGCCCGGAAGCGACGGATCGGTGCCCAGGTAAATGCCAGCGTGGTTATCCTGCGCAGTCCGACCGACGCGCATCACGATAAGGTCGCCGCGCCTTGGCTGGTCCACCTGGACGAAGCCAGCCTCCTCGAAATG